TACAGCTTTTAGCTTTCTGGTTTTCGCTACGATAGCACGAGATTTAAGTTGTAAGTCAATCTGAGGAATTGGTAGTGTAACTGAATCAGCTGCGTTACCATTTTTATCCTCAAAGTCACCTCTATCAGACGCAGTGTTTTTAACGATATATTTTATATCAGCTTTACCAACACCTGTAGCAGCATTTGTTTTAGCAGTTGTAGTATCATATCCAACGATAAAAGTTATAGTACCACCAGAATTTTCATCACCAGAAAATTTACTGAATTGACTTAGTACTTTACCATCTGTCCAAGCACCCTCTGCATCAACTGAAGAAGCCGATGTAAAGTTATAAGCTCTTACCGCTAATTTATCCATCTTAGATGTTGTACTAGAAGGTAATACAAGTGTGTGTTTCAGTAGTTTACCATTACCATAACTAGCTGACACATCTGCATCAAAGTCGATATCTTTATAAGTTGGAACACCAACTGAAGATAAAGTTTGAGCCATTAATGAAGCTGAAGCAGCTGTATATCCATATCTACCAGCACCATAGAAACCTTGTCCGTCTGTTCCATCTGCAAAAGGAGCTGATGAACCTGATGGGGAATAAGGACCAGTTTTACCATGAATTGAATCACCTTTTGTAAATCCATGTTGACTTGTTCCATATTGGAAGTCAAGATAGAATACAAGACCTGAAGGTAAATTCATTGGTTGTACTGATACAAAGTCTTGTGAAACAATCTCACCAAAGATTCTACGAACCAATGGAAGAGCCACACCCGACCATTCTTCATTTCCATTATATCCACCAGTAGGGTCTGAAGTTGGGGTACTTGTTGTGTTAAACTCGTTAACCAACTGTCTTGCCTGATTTTCAAGCATTACAGCCATACCTGTTTTCTTAAAGTCCTCGTTTAAACCTTCAAGAAGACCAGTTTTTTCCCACTTAGTAACTAAATGTTTTGATTCTTCTTGTTGTTTTTTTAGAGGATTCGCGTTCAATAACGCGTCGTTCATGTAATTTGACATTTTAATTTTCTCCTAAAAAAATTATCCGTTTATTAAACCAGCCAATTTCTTAAATCGATTAGCAACTGCCTCTTCTTCAGTAATCACTTTTGATGATTGTTTTGAAGGTTTAGTTGAACCGACAGATGAACTTGCTGATTCTTTGATTGATTTTCTTTTAATTGAACCATTGTCAGAGAACTGCTCTGCTAGAGTAGAGTAAACAAGTTTAATCTCTCTTGTAGATTGTGTTCTATCAAATGTTTCAACTACTTTTAATTTCTGACTATTATCTAAAGTAAACTCTTTAAATAACTTGTTAGTAAATAACAATTTAGCGTTAAGAAGATTTACTTCGTGAAGTTTGTTCTTCAGATATTCGACAGCTTCTTTGTACTCACCAAGCTCAGCTTGAACTGATTCCATTTTAGCTTTTACGATTTTAGCACCTTGTGGGTCTTCTTCGTCAGACGCAGTTGCAACTTTCACACCAGTTCCTTTACCAATACCAGAACTTGTAGATTGTTCATCAACTTCATCTTTGTCGTCATCATCATCTTCTTTTTCAGTAATAGCTTCTTCATCGATTTCGTACTCTTCTTCGACAGTGTCATCTGAGGATTCTTCTTCCTCTTTCATTCCTCTGCCTTCTTCTTTGTCGTCATCGTCATCATCTTCATGCATGCCTTCTTCAGCTTCCTCATCGTCTTCATCATCTTCTTCAGCGACTATAGGAGCGTATTTAACACCATCAATTTCGATAATTTCAGATTCATCAACTTCATCTTCTTCATCTTCTTCATGACGACCTTCTTCAGCTTCATCATCATGCATTCCTGCAGTCATTCTGCCTTCTTCAGCCTCGTCATCGTCATGCATTCCCTCTTCAGCTTCATCTTCGTCTTCGTGCTCACCTTCATAAAATTCATCTTCTTCAAGATCTTCTTCTTTAAGTTTAGCAGATAACATAGATTTAAGTTGAGGTGTGAATGCTTCTTCTAACGCCATTTTTGCGTTTTCTAAAGCTGTCTCACGAACTGCTTTTGCATCCGCGATAGCTTCTTTTAATAAATCACTCATGATTTATCTCCTCATATTATATGTTTGGAATAAGTTTATTAGGAAACTTAATAATGTTAAGTTATATTTAGACACCGTATATATTTAAACTGACGGTGTATTGAAAGGTTATATCTATAAGTATGTCAAAAGTAAAAAAATTACAAGATTTTTTTCTTAATATTTAATCTTTTAAAGTCTTCTGTTAGTAAATTATCATACCATTTTGTTTTCTGTAGTTTCTTTCCAGCCTTTGATAAATCTTCTCTTGTAGCTAAATTATATAACATACATGGTGCCATTTTTCTTGTGTCTACACCACCTATTTTAAAGTCTTCAAATGGTGAAAATAATAATATTTTAATATCACCCATACCATTTTCTCTTAATTGTTCATTTAAAAATTTTTGATATGGCTTTCTTTTAATTGTTTTTAAATCATCACCAACATGTAAAACTAAACCTGTTTTAAACCTAGACTCTTTCCATTCTTTTACAATATCTACTAATGATTTATCCATAGATGAATTGTAAACAATAAACTGAATATTATCAGTATGTAAGTCTCCTTGTATAAAAGGACATATTGGCATGTTGTTAAAATTTGGATGAGGTGTTTGTAAAAAATCCAAATATTCAAACAATTTGTTGATTATTTTTTGATGAGAACTAATAACTTTTTCGTTCTTTTTCTACTTTATACTTGTTTCTTAATCTAGCTAAGTTTCTTTTTTCTCGTTTGAGTTTAGATGGTTTTTCGTAGTATTGTTTTTTTCTTAATTCTAAAAATAGATTAGAGTCTTTAACCTTTCGTTTTAAAACCTTTAAAGCTCCTTCTACATTGTTATTGAAAACCGTTACTGATAACCCTACTGCATTGTCTTTAGGTTTTTTCCTAAAGTTCTTTCTTCTTTTCATTTATACCTCATTTATATTTCGTGTATGTTCCTCACATCTTTTTGTATTAAAAGTGACAATATTTTATTTTCTAATTTTTTTGGTACTTCTAATACAAATTTTGGTCCTCTAGCTGCACCAAAATCATAATCTCTTCCTTCTTTATATTTAGTTTTTCTTAAAATAGTCATTACTTTTCTTTGTTCTCGTGTTGGTATTTCAAATTGAGTTTGTAATTTACCTTCATTCAATTGTTCTTTGATGATTTCTCTAATTTGTTCTCTTAATTTTTGTTCAACTTTAAGTTTTTGTTGGGCATCATATTCATTTTTACTTATAACCACAACTTCACTATATTTTGATTTTGGAACTTTAAAATGGTTTATTGTATGTTTTTTCGCATC